CGAGTGAAATCTATTTCATCTTTACCCAACTCTAGGCTAATAGTCTTACTTGCTATCATCATATACAAAATATTAGTGATACAATTAATAATAGTAGTTAAACTGTGTCCTGACGGATTACTTCCGTAGAACTCTACAATAAAGCCAAAAACATTCATAGTCGGGTATGTCACTTCAGTAGCGATGCCAGCCATCATTTGTAGATCTTCATCATTAAAACCCACATGCTTAGCAAGGTTAAGTAACACTTTAAAAGCAGCAGCAATTATCTGCTCACTTTGTTTCTTGTCAAAAAGTTTGTAATCACCATCAAAGACTCGATTAGTACCGAATCTGGTGATATAGTGATACAACTTCTCCCAGTCTTCACCACAAGCGTCTGCTCCAATAGCAGAGCCAAAAAGGTGACGTAAACGACCAGAAAAAAGAGGTATACACCATAAAAAATAAGCTCTTTCTAACAATATGAAAGCGAGAGGTCCACTGCTGAACATTCTAACTTTGTTGACTGCAATCTTCTCTGCAGACAACGGTTCGTCTTTCAAGACACAATCCCATATAACATTGGGACGCTCACCCTGTTTTATTCTAGCCTTCATAGCCTCGAATTGTTCATTAACTTCAGGAGTAAGTGTGTAATTGATCAAGTGTTCGTCATCACTCTCACCCAATACAAAACATTTGTCTTTTCTTCCTCTATGGCCAAAACCACCTGATGTTTTGACCGGTAACCTATTTACATAAGGTAAGCCGTCAATGCCATTAATTGCGACGTCTACACCATAAGGCTTGTGGGGTACACTAAGCTTGTGGTTTGTGACAACAGAGCAATAATAAGTAGACAGGGACTGTACCATGTCATCCAGCAGCACTTGCGGGAAAACTGGCTTATCAACCATAGCAGCGATGTTGTTGTAAATAGCCTTGCGGCCGTTTACACTACTAGGTCGAAAATATTTAGGTCCTGCCATCTCAAAATACTTTAATACGTCATCACAGTATAGAGTCGGCGCCACGGTCGTAGTAAAACGAGCCCGTGGCACATTAACGGTTCCATAATAGAAACAACTAGACTTCTTCAACCATCTTAGAGGGTCATTAATATGCATGTTCTGGGTTATAACCATTTGAGTGGTCGGCCCATAAGTTGCATTCAAATCCATACCGTTATACGAATTAGGGGTAGGATTATTAGTAACCATAGGAAAGTCTTGTAAAATAGTTGCGCAAAAACACAAACTAAGTGGGAACGTGTTGCCACCACAATGGATGCCGCCGATGACGACACCATTTGCAGCATTAATCAAATATGGTCCACCACATTGTCCAAGTTGCGTTTCAGCATCAGGCATAGCTTCATAACCAACATACTTATAGGTCTGCTTTGTATTCTCATCATCATAAACGAGATTCTTCAAGCACACACCACGCACCACGTTTTCACTAACGGTGCCATCTTCAAGTCG